TAGTGTAGAAGATCCAATCTTCTCAACAAAGACAATCCAATCTGAATCGCCGATCCCCCAAAGTTCCGTTGAAGCAACCCCTAAATTAGGAGGTTACTTCGAGAGGTTTCTAAAAACCAAAGGAATTAAAGCAACGAAATTAAACCTCAAAAGGTTTATCCAATGCTTTAAAATAGTGGTACGATCGGCCTTTCCAGATAGGACTCTTAAGAAACGGATAAGCTCTATCAAAAGAATGAGCCGACTCCACTTCAGTGGGAGGAATGGACCAAATGGCCCAGGATTAATGACGGTGGTCATAGACCACGCGGCATTATCCCCCCTTAAAAGTGGAGACAGCCCTCTCTTTCAACAGGTCAAGCGATTGTCAAAATTCACAAATAACAAAGAGCTTAATAAGATCATCTGGAACTTCGAAGATGAACCATATACATGGTGCCTCATCAAAGGTCAGAAAGATCCTATTCACTCAAGAATCTCCCTAAAAAGAGAGCCTTGGGCGAAAACAAGACCCTTTGCTATTTGCGATTATTTCAGCCAGTCTTCTCTGGCAGGTTTTCATGACTACCTTTTCAGGTGGCTAAGAAATCAACCAGAGGATGGAACTTTCTGCCAGGATGAAGTGAGTGACATGGTTAGGTTATGGACTAACGAGACTCCAAGTGAAAACTCAAGAGTCGAGTCTGCCGACCTATCCAGTGCCACTGACTCAATCCCGGTGGAAGTCCAAGCTGAAATAGTTGGACAAATCGCAGGACCTAAGTTCGCCAAAATGTGGAGATACATTGCCACTGAAAGAGAGTTTAAACTCCCTTCTAGAGGCAAAGTGAAATATAAGACAGGACAACCTATGGGATTACTATCCTCATGGGCTATGCTGTCAGTATGGCACCACATGATGGTGAGAGCTTGTGCCCGTTATCTTAAGATAACGAGATACAAACGCCCTCCGGTGTATCATGTCATCGGTGATGACGTTTCAATGAAAGGAACCAACCTCTTCTCCATATATGAAGAAGTAGTTGGAACTATTCAAGGGGTTGGAATCTCTAAAGTAAAAGGTTACCATATGGCAACCCAAACAATGGAGAATCCAATAGATGACCGGGGCTTCATGCACACTGCCGAAC